AAGAAATGTTTTACTTCTTTACGGGTATCCAGAGTTTGATGAAAACAATGTTGTAGAGGACTTAAAGCAAGCTCGTTTAACTTTTGATAAGGTAAGACTGGTAAGTAACCATGAGCAACTCGATGAAATTGCAGACAGATTTACAAAGGCTGCTAGATATTTCGACCCCGACAATCAGTATGTTGGACAAGAGATATTAAGAAAGAAAAAAGGCATGTCTAAAAAAGAAAGCGACGAAAGAAAACAAACCCTTAAAGACTTAGAACTTATGTCTTCATTGGGAATTTCTGGAATAGAAGGAGTAAGTACCTTTATAGAAATACAAAAACTATTACTTCCTCCTCGCTAACAAAAAACTGATAACAATTTATGGCTGAAGAAGACGAAAAAGATCCAACTATAAAAATACCTACTGAAGAGATTGTACCTACTACAGACGAAGAAGAGTCTGGTATGATATTTGATGCAGAAAAATATGAAGCATACGTAAACAATAATAGAGGACTAGACGCAGATTTAAGCTTAAAGGAAAAAGAAGCTCAAGAAAGTAAGGATGCTTTTGCTTGGGGAGCAGGTGCAGCAGCAGAACTTACAGCAGGATTTGCAGGTACTTATGGTTATGCAAGATGGGCACAAGGTGGCATTAAAGTTTTACAAGGTGTAAAAGGTGCATCTAATTTAGCAGTAGTTGGTGGGCCTGTAGGAATTGGTGGAAAGCTATTAACACATACGGCTGCCAATGTTGGTATATGGGCTTTGGCAAACTCATTAGGACAAGGAGTAAGAACCTCTCTAAGTGAGAACACTAAATGGTCAGCAGGAGAACTTCTTGCAGCTTCTATGCTTGGGGGTGCAGCAGGGCCAAGCTCTAAGTTTGGAATGTTTGTTGACGCTAAGTTAGCTAAGAGAGGTAAAATTGTTGTGGATAATGCAAGTGATCTTGTTTTTCAAATAGGAGGTAAAAAGGTAACAGAATCCTCTTTGTTCAAAGGTTCAGTAAAAGTATTAGAACTTGGTGCAAAAGGTGCAACAAGGTTTGTAGGAGGAGGTAGCTTTGCTTTAGCTGAAACAATAATAAGACAAGAGCTTCAGCTTATTCTCAACGAAAGAGAAAGTAGAGATACAAAAGAATGGTTAATCGCAGTTGGTCTAGGGGGAACTTTAAATGTAGGAGTTAGAGGAATTGCTGATGTCTTATCTACTCCAAAAGTTAAGCAAAGCTTTAGCAAGACCTATGCAGGAAGAGTGTTAATGCGTAGATCCATTAAAAAGGGATTTAAGCAGATTGATAAACAAAAAGCGGAAACTGAAAAGATTATTAAGAACCTTGAAAAAAATCCAAGGAACAACCCTGATGCAGATAAGCCTAACTGGAATGAAATTGATTTAATAGCTGCTCAAAAACTTAAACTAGCAGAACTTAATGAAGCTAGATACATATTAACTGACTTTGAAAAAGGGTTTGCTAAACACTCTGAGAACATGGGAGACAATGTTCCTAAGAGTAAGGCAGAAGAAAAACCTCCGTCAGAAGTTGACGAACCTGCTTTAATTGAGAGGGATACACAATCAGAAATAGATGAGTTGGTTAGAGATTCTCAAAAGAGAAAAAAAGAAAGTGTAGAGAATTTTGAAAAGAAACAACAGGAGAAAAAAAGATTAGAAGAGGCAGGAGAAGAAGTCCCTAAAGATAGAATTGAGTTTGACGATAACGCTGACTTTAGAGCCAGAGCAAAAGATATAGACGATTATCTAGAAAACAAAGATGACGAAATTCTAAGAAAGTATATAAGAATTAGACAAGGCAAAGAAGAAGGAAGTCCATTAGGAACAATCAAGGAATTGGTTGATATTATGGAGCAGAAGCTTGAATTAAATACAAGGGTTCTTGATGAACTAGACTACGATTGGGCTAAAAGCGGATGGGCAAAACAAAACAGAAATAAAGGAAAAGATTTTTCTAAAGACCTTAACGCTATTGAAATTTCTGATCGAGCAATAAGAACAAACGCAGCACTTGTAGATCAAATAAAAGCTTATAAAGAATACATAAAAAATGGAGAAACATTTTCAGATTTAAGTGCAATACTTTCGGGTTCAAAACTTACTACGGGAAGTAAGACGGCATCGGATCTAGTAGAGGAACAAGCAAAAAGAATTAAGGAAAAAATAGAGAAAGTAAAAACAAAGCTTGATGAAGATTTAGTTGATGAAGCAACTCTTAAATCTTTAACTCCAGAAGAGATTAAAACAAAAGCAGACAAAGACAGAAAAACTTTAGAATCTATTTTAAAAGACTTAGAAAAAGCTGACAACATAGCCAAAGAATTTGATATCGTTAAGAACCAAATAGACAATAAACTTGCAGTAAGCTTAGAAGAATTTAACGCCTTACCAGTAAAAAAGAGAAATCAACTTATTAAAGAAAGAGCAAAAAAACTTGGAGTCACTCAGAAGAAATTAAAACAAGACATCGAAGCTTTAAAAAAGAAAGCTAAGAAATCTTCTAACAAACTAGAACTATCTGCAATAAAAAGAGAAGAAGCAGAGTTTCTAAGAAGCGTAAAAAGAGCATACGAAGATGGTGCAGATGCTAACTGGTTTTCGAAAGAAGGAGTAAAAAGAAGCATAAGAGGATTTCTTTATGCGAGTAAGCTATCTTACATAGGACAAGTAGCTAGTATCATTCCTTCAATAAGCACAGGCGTATATACTGTAGGATACAGAGCAACAACAAGAGCTTTATCAAGATTTATAGCAGAAAACAAAAAGTTACATCCAAACTCTTTTGCAAAGAAAAGTTCAAAGCAAGCTTGGATGCAGTCAGCCTTAGAAGTTTATTCAAGTCTAGCAATGATAAAAGAACTTCCAAGCCTTCCTAAATCAGCTTGGAGAAGTTGGAAACAACTAAAGTCTTACACACGAGGAGGAGAACTTGAAGGAGGATATGCTGAAGCTGCAAGACTTGGAACAAATGTAAAAAGAGATCAAATTCGTGCAATTACAGAAAGAGGCGATAAGCAAGCAAGGGCTATTGTAGGTAGAAGAAACTTAAAGGAAAGATTAAAGAAACTTGGAGAAGATGGAATTAGAGGAGCGGAGCAAGCTGTTTTATTAAACGTAAGAAACCTAACAGCAACAGATGATATATTCTTTAGGTTGCTAGTAAGACAAGAAGTTGAGTCAAAAGCAGGAATACAAGCACTTAGAGAGTTTCCTGATGACATGAAGAAGATGTGGGCAAGGAAGAATGAGTTAGTAAATGAAATGTATCCTAAAGATGCAGATGGTCTTCGCAGGTTAGAGATGAATGATAAGATGGAAGAAATGTGGGCAGGAATTAACGAGGACATAATGTGGAACTCAACGCACAAAAACTACACACATAAAGATACTATTAGAGACGCAGAAAAACTTATTGAAGGTTGGACTAAATTTAAGAAAACAAATCGTGCAGGTTTTGAGGTAGAGCAAGCAGAGTTAGTTATAAGTCCTTATACTTCTATTGGAATAAGAACAGCACTTCTATCTTACAAGTATATGGGTGCACCTGTTAGAATTGCTCCAGGTGCAGATAAAATACCTGTTCTTGGTAAAATGGGAGCAGGAGCTACTACAGGAAATAATCCTTATAAAGCTCGAATAGATGATTTATCTAAAAAAATAAAAAGTAAAGATGCTCTGATTAGACAGAAAAAATTTAAAGATAGCGTAGGAGATGACATACCTCTAACTCCTAAACAAATAGAAGCGTTAAGAGCAGAAAAATTAAATCTAAAGGAACAAAGAAAATCCCTAGAAGCTAAACGCATCGAATACAACATGACTGAATATTCTAGAGCAATGGCTTCAGCAGGTTTGTTCACCCTAGGATATACAATGGGAGGTTTAGGAATCTATCATGGAACAAACATGTGGAAGACTAGAAAACAAAGAGACAACGATAAGATTGCAGGAATATCTCCTAACAGTATAGAAACACCTTATGGACCTATAAAGAATATTCAATCTATGGGGTCTAATACTTCACCTATGAATTTAGGAGCTTCAATAGCTAAGTTTGTAAAAATGAAAGCTAATGGAAACCTTGAAGAAGATCAGGATATGTTTGACGTTTTAAGAGCAAATATTTTAGCTCCTTATTTTGATAGTCCTGTAAACCAAGGTATAAGAGCAATAAGCGACGCTGTATTTGATGATACTTTTGACCAAGAGTTTTGGGCAAGTACCATAGGAGGCATAGTCCCTGTACCTGCTGAAGTAAGAAACTTTAACAGACTTCTTAGAGGAGACGGAAAAGTTAAAGATTTAAAAGGGGGAACTTTTGTTGAAAGAGCGATATACGAAAAGTTTGGATCAGGGTTACCAGAAAATGAATTTGATGTTCTAGGAAGAACTATAGATGACACAAGAAACATTCCTGCTTCTTTACTAAGATATTTACCTTACGATAGAAAAGTAAACCTAGATTTAGAAACAAGTGCATACGAAAGAATAGCTCTAGAAGATACTACAGGAATACTTCCTACAAGATTTCTCCCTAACGATAAATTTATATTTGATGAAAAATGTCGTAACTGGAGAAACAAGAATGGACACACATTCAGAACTCTTTTTGCAGAAAGATTAAGAGAAGAATTTGGAGGTTTAGCAGAACAAGTAAATGCTACAATAGAGGAGATAGGAGAAGAAAGATTTAGAACTGAGAGTCTAGAAGATTTAGAAGATGGGGAGATGATAAGAGGCAGAGCAGCCTTTAATGTTTTAAGAGATAAAATTATACAAAAAGCTTATGACAATGTTAGAGAAAGTTTTAAAGTAGATATTGATAACAGCGAAGAATATCTAAACGAGTACATTTCTAAAGAAAATGGAGACTTAGGATTTCTCGATTACATACAAGAAAGGTTGATGAATGAGGAAATAGACGAAGCAGTTAAAAGACCTGCGTCAAATCTATTTCAATATAAATTTAACATTAAATAAAAGGATTTTAATTATTAAACAAAAACACACAAACACTCAAAATTTATGGCGAATTCATACGTGGAATATACAACAGGAGGATCAAGTATTAATCAACTACAACAAGCTGTATTTAGTTACAGTGGAATTGAAGTTTTAAGTGCAGATCACATCAAAGCTTTTGCAGTGAAATCTGATGGAAACAAACATCAGTTTACTATTAGCTCAAGAAACGCATCAGCAAAAACAGTGACTCTTTCCGAGCTTCCTTCTTCTCTTAGCCCCTCGGTAAGTAAAGTTAGGATATATAGACAAACAAGTTCAGATGCTCTAGTAGACTTTGTTGATGGTGCAAGATTGACTGAAAGAGATTTAGACACAGCTTACAAACAATCTTTACTTATTGGACAGGAGATTCAAGAAGACGCAGAAGGCAATAACACCACACTAAACAATGTCACTGACATTACCCTTGGAGGGTTGACAACAACGTCTCAGTTAAAAATTAGTAACGGAAGTGCTCCTTCTACTCCTTCAGGTGGGGGCGTTCTTTATGTAGAAAATGGAGCTTTAAAATACAAAGGTGCTCTTGGAAGTATTACCACTTTGGCAAACTCATAACATGAACAATCAATTCACGACTCCCACAGTAGGAGTTTTAGGACTTCTCGCCAACATAACTCTTAATGATGTCAATGAGATATTAGCTGTATTAGTTGGTACTGCTACTCTTATTTACATGATCTTAAAGATAGTATCAGAAATACGTAAAAAGAATAAGTAACTATATGGATATCAGTAACATGACTACTGAGGAAAAAGATGACTTCCTCAAGAACATCACAGTTGATTGGATGATAAATCAAGTGCAATCAGGAGAAGCTACGCCTTCCCTTGTAAACTGCATCAGACAATATCTAAAAGACAATGGCGTTCATTCCTCAATAAAACACGACAACCAAATGCAAGACCTTGTTAGCATTCTTCCTTTTAAAGACGAAGAAGAGAATGAAGGAGAAGTAGCTAACGGCTAACACATACATGTCTTCACAAGAACCTATTCCCGAAGAACTAAAAGACTTTAGGAATTTTTTATACCTCGCTTGGAAGCATCTTAATCTACCCAACCCCACAGACATCCAATATGAAATAGCAGACTGGATGCAAAACGGATCAAGACGAGCAGTCATCCAAGGCTTTCGAGGTGTTGGTAAGTCCTGGATATGTTCAGCATACGTTGTCCATCAACTACTTCTAGACCCTTCAAAAAATATTCTTGTCTGCTCTGCAAGTAAAACAAGAGCGGATGACTTCAGTACCTTTACTCTGAGACTCATTCACGAAATGCCAATACTTAAACCCCTTATCCCTTCAGCTACACAAAGATTTTCAAAGATAAGTTTTGATGTTGGTCTTGCTCCTGCAAGTCATGCTCCGAGTGTTAAGTCACTAGGCATATCCTCCCAACTTACAGGTAGCAGGGCTGACATCATTGTTGCGGATGACGTAGAAGTTCCCAACAACTCGGCAACACAGGGCATGAGAGACAAATTGGGTGAGCAGGTAAAGGAGTTTGAATCGATACTCAAACCTGACAAGGACTCCAAAATCGTCTTTCTAGGAACTCCACAGTGCGAAGACTCCCTCTACAATAAACTACTTGAGAGAGACTACACTGCGAGTATCTGGACTTGCAAATATATTACTCCCGAAAAGAATGAAAAAACATACTTCGGAAGGGTGAGTCCACTCTGCGTGTCGAAAGAAAAAGAAGGTAAGTCTACTGAGCCACTAAGGTTTAGTGAACTGGACTTAACGGAGCGAGAAATAAGCTATGGCAAAGCAGGTTTTGCAATGCAGTTTATGTTGGACAGTAGGCTGTCTGATGTTGATCGCTATCCACTAAAGATAAACGACTTACTGGTAATGGACATCGATGATGAGTTAGCACCAGAGAAAGTAGTATGGGCACAAAGTCCAGACCTCATCTGGGGAGGCGATGTTCCTAATGTTGGCTTCACTGGTGACAGGTTCTACAGACCAATGAAGCAGGTAGGAGACATGATCGAATACACAGGATCGGTAATGTCTATAGACCCATCAGGAAGAGGACGAGATGAAACTTCTTGGGCCATTGTCAAAATGCTCAATGGTTATCTATACGTTCCCGACGCAGGTGGTATGCAAGGTGGTTATGGTGAAGATGTTCTGAAGATCCTTGCGATGAAAGCCAAGAAACACAAGGTCAACTACATCATAGTTGAAAGTAACTTTGGAGATGGCATGTTTAGCGAACTGTTTAAACCTTTTCTTGGTAAAGTTCATCCATGCACAATAGAAGAAGTTCGCCACAGCATACAAAAAGAAAAGAGAATCATCGACACACTTGAACCAGTTATGAGTCAGCACAAACTTGTAGTCTCTCCTGATGTAATTAGAAATGACTTTAGCTCGGCTCAGAACTACCCACTTGAATCACAACTCAAATACCAACTCATGTATCAGCTTTCTAGAATCACTAGAGACAGGGGAGCAATCACCCACGATGACAGACTTGATGCTCTTGCTATCGCTGTTGCTTATTGGGCAGAACAAATGTCTCAAGATGCAGAAAGAAAGATAGCAGACAGACAAGAAGATTTACTTAACCAAGAACTACAAAAGATGGCTGACAGCTACTTTGGTAATAAGAAGAATCACAGGAATAGCCCTAACTGGCTCTAGGATCAACGAGGTGGGCTTAGAATTACTTCTGACTCACATGATACCATTTTTAACTAACGACGATTTGTAGAGGAAATATGAAGGACATTAAAGAAAACCTGTTCAAAGCACAGGAACACATTAGCAGTGCAATAGAACATATTAACGAACTTGAGAAGCTAAAGGAAAAACCAAAAGCCGTTCCCTTTCCAACTAACAACATTCCTAGAGAAGACCTAAACGTAGGTATTTGTGTTGGACATAGCAGAAAGGGAGACACAGGGGCAGTAAGTTGTGGACAGATAAACGAATGGACATATAACAAAAAGGTTGCTGAATACCTCAAGTCAGATCTACAGGAGTACGGAATTGCTTCTTTTGTTGTAGATGACTACGGAGGAACCTACGGATCTTATGTGTCTTCGATGAATTGGCTTGCAAAGCACTTAAAACAACAAAAGGCTTCAATAGCCATAGAACTTCACTTCAACGCTGCTGCAAGCGACAAAGCAAATGGAATGGAAATGTTACACTGGCATACATCCAGGATAGGACTAAGCCTTGCAGAGTATGTCCTACAGGGTTGTAGAAGATATTTTCCTTTGGCAAAAAACAGAGGAGTTAAAGGTATCGGCAAGGGAT